TGATCTCCAACATCTGTTTCTAGATCTCCGATTCTTGTCTCGTGATCAGAAAGCGTATTGTTGATTGTAGTTGGATCAAATGGAGGAACCGATTCTAGTGTTGAAATTCTTGTCTCATGATCAGAAATCGAACCTTCTGCTGTGTCTAGTCTGCCGTCGAGACCAGTGATTCCAGATTCTGCGTCGGTCATTCTCTGTTTGAACGCAGAATCAATATCAACAACAAATCCTTCGTCGGTGTTTCCTGTTACACTGATATAATCTGTAGTTCCAGAAGTCAGTGGATCACTGTTATCAAAAACTTCTATTGTCGTTGAATCCTTGAACAAAATTCCATCACCAACGTTGATGAAAACGGTTTTTTCTGCGTCTTGTACATAACCAGCAGAAATAACTCTGTAGTAATTTCCAATAGAAGGCGTTGGTGTTATAGAAGAAATCAAGAAAGGATCAAGCTGTGTAGGACCAGCTGTGATAGTTCCTTTGTACAAGAATGGAGAAGTGATATTGGTTTCTAATGTAGAAACTCTGTTTTCCAGATCTTGAATTGAATTTGAATTTGATTCAACTCCATCCATTGCATCAGAGGAGATAGTCTCTACGTTGGTGATTCTTTGATAGGTAGTCTCGCTAAGATCTATCGACCAACCCCTAGAAACGATGGTTGACCCAGAAACATTTTCATCTTGTGTTACAGAAACACCATCTGATCCAACAATAACAAAATCGCTGGATTTTACAACAAGGAAAGCAGTTTCAGTTACGATTATTAAATCGCCAACATCACAAAATGCTGAGAAAAGAACACCGCTTGTTATGAACCAACCTGAAGAAGATACTCTGTATAAAGAATTTTCAGCAAATCCAGTAAACCCATTCATGACTACAGGGTTTTGTTGAGTAGAACCTCCAATAACATCACCAAAGAATTTTAGAGAATTTTCTTGTAGCGCAGTAATTAGATTGGTTTGTTCAGTTGTTAGTTCTTGCAAATCTTCTGTGGAAATTTCTAGCGAAGATATTCTACCATCAAATCCACTAACAGCTATATTCAAAGAATTGACTGTTTGTTGAGTTGTTGTGAGTTCTTGTTCTACCCCATTAACTGCCGTTCCAACAGCCTGAGTGTGAGTTTTCAGAGAGGAAAGGTTTGCGTCGCCTTCTGCAAATGTAAGTGGCAACGACTTCACGTTCCTGAGAGTTAGATTTATTTGTGGGAACTGAGTAGCCATTATTTGTTATTCCTTCATTACAGTGGAATATTTAGAATCTGGTGAACAAATCGCCTTACCCATTGAGCAGTTACCAAGATTCTTCCACCTTCCGCATCATAACCGCCTCCATACATAATTCCAGCATTTATATTCTCTGGAGTTGAACCAGGAGCCATGCATAAGTTTTCTCTAACAGTAAAACTAGATCCTTGTCCATGACCGTGTACTGTAAAGAAATTGGAACCGCCGTGTGGTGTAGCCCAAGTCATTTTTGAATAGTCCCAGGATCTTGCAACTACACAAATAGTACCTTCGTTCCACATAGACTGAGCTGCATTATTTCTAGCAGCATCTATAAGAATAGCTGGTACGTTTCTTTTTGGAGAATCGTTTCCTCCTCTTCTATAACCACGAATGAGGGCTTGTCCATACTCGTCTGTGTTACCAATATAAAGATACACATGTTTATTAGCAGCACCCCTCCAAACACCATTTACATTTTCTCCATCAAATCCAGGAGATTCCAATATACCCAGTTGAGAATACCAATGACCACCAACCCAAGGCGCTCCAGCAAGCTTTCCTTGCTTGGTTCCATGAATCCATTCCGTATCCCCAAAACTTAGATTGAAAGAAACTCTTGGGGCTGAACTCCACCCTGCATCCAAGACATTATTACCAAAGAACTGTATTGAGTTATGGTTGTCTAAATTTTCATCGCTCCATGCGCTTGTATCGATCCTTACATTAAAATCTTTATCTGTCGAGTCTGTGGTGTGAAAATCCAAATATTTTCCTAGTTCTGTGCCACCATCACTTGCTCTGACTCTTAGCAATCCATCATTGAACCAATTTTTAGGTTGTGGGTACACATTTGGAGCATATACGCCAGTGTGATTGTGAGATTCTAATACAACTAATCCGTTGTTTACTGCACCTATATTGTCCCTTAGATTTTTGAAGTTGTTGTCAACTTCTTCGAAAGTCAACTCTCTGTTGGTTTCTGTTCTAAACTTCAGATTAAAATTCAAATTTGCCATTTTCTGTTATCTCTCAAAATACTGGCTTGTCTGGAAAAACAACAGAATCAGGATATCCTTCTTGATCAGTGATGTCCCTCAGCGCTTGTCTGTATATTTTCCACACTTTTTGTTGCTCTTTTGTGAATGGAGAATCTGGAAGAACAGTCCAATCGGTTTCTTTCAGAAGAATATTTCTTCTTTGCTCCACTGAAATGGGAGAGTTTAACTTCGCAAAAGAAGCTGCAATAGCTGCCTCGTCTGGTGGTTCTACAGAAAATTTAGAATAGTCTGTATGTATTACTGGATTATGAATAAAATCTCTGTTCACACGATTCTCCGAAAGTGGATAAAACTTTTCAAATAGTATCTATAACAAAGTTTAACCACAGATTAGTATCCTATTGCAATGTAGTTTACAGTTCTAATTCCATCTATGTTTGCGTCTCTGTCCACAGTAAAAGAATTGGCGTTCCAAGTATATGCGTTTATGCTCCACAATACACTGGCTACCTTTACGTTTGTTGTGACACTTATACAACCGTTTGGAAACGGAGTTGGAAAGTTCACCACCTGAGCTACATCAACATTAGAATCAAACGTACCCCATTGAATAACCAAGCCACCAGGAAGTTTTGTATATCCATTGGTTGAGAAGCTGTTGGTACCATTAACATATTCTTTTGTGGTTAGAAGTCTTTCTGTTCCGCTAATATTGTATCCAGCTAAAGAAGCGGCAGGTGCGTGGACATGGTTTCCATAAATTGCAAGGGTTTCTGTTCCACTAGAATTCGTAAACGATAAACCAGGAACGCTGAGATAACTATAAGAATGTATTCTGTAACCGTATCCAGAATCAGAACCCCCAGATATACCAGAATTATACAAATCAATTGTGCTTGACGTCTTTAATGTTCCATCTCCCTTAACCACTAGCCTTGCTGTTCCGTTGTCATACACACCGAATATGTTGTCGTTTGCATTATTTCCAGTTCCGATGCCTCCAGCTGCCAATCCAAACGCATTGACAGAAATCTTCGCCCATTCCCAATTAAACATTCCGTCGTCGTTCTTGACGCCTTCAAGAAGAAGGGCTGGTTCCTCTGGGACTCCTGATTTTTTGAACAAACCTCTGAATCTTGCCCCACCATTGACGTGCCTCATGGTGTTTGTACAATAATCGTTTCCATCAAACCCAGGAGAATTTATAAATGCAGGATCTTCAACAGAAAGTGCCTCTGACTTTAGAATTAGATGGTATCCACCAGCACCAGTTTTTGATGTAAGTTGAACATTTCCTGCTACTAGATCAAAATTTACACAAGTCGAATCGCCTGGTTTCGAAAACCCTAAAAATGTTCCATCGTATGAAGTTCCTATTCTTGCATCTGCGTCAGAAGTTCCACTATTCTGCGAATGGAAATCAAGAAATCCTCCTATCTCAGCAACTCCAGTTGTCTTTACCTTTACGAATCCATTGTTCCACCAGTTTCCAGAAACTGGTGTGAACTGATCAATGTTTCCTTTGTGAAGAATTCTGTGTTTGTTTGCACCGAACGAATAACCACCAACAGCGAAGTCGTTAATATCCCCAGCAAGACCGAAATAACCAGCGAAATCGTTTCCAACATGGAAACGCATCATAGCATCTTTGTCATATTGGTATTGCTTGACTTCGAGACCAGTGAATGTCATAGAAGTGTTGGAAGCGACAAAATTATCTTCAGTTTTGAAAACGAACAAACCACCAGCAGCCTCGTTGGAAACATTCTTCCTAAATGCTGTATCGACTAGATTCTGAATTCTAGTTTGTTCTGTTGACAGGGTTGACTGTACGGAATTTATGCTATTGGTTAGAATGATGTCTTTTTCATCGACATATTTTTTACTTGTTAGGTGAGAATCTGTTGTGGGTGTCAGAGTATGTACTCTGACAGTAGAAAACATACTGCCAGTGAATGAATTCAATAGATCGAATTTCAACCAAGCCAATCCATTAAATCCATTTACCCAACTGACGCCACCCATTCCAAAAAAGTTGCTAGTGACTTCACCAGTCGTAGGATTCACGGATCCGAAAATCTGAGTAAGTTTATATTGACCAGGTGGAACATAGATCGGAAACCCTGATGCCTGTGCTGCAGCAAACGCAGCTGTGTCGTTGTTGATACCATCCCCGACTGCACCAAATTCTTGTGGTGTCTTGAAAAGATTATTGGCAGCAGAAGTTTCGTCGACAAGAGCATTGAACTGTTGCCGCCAATAATCGAAAGTATTTCCAAGCGTAATTTTAGATGCCATCTCAAAAAATCTCTTTGTTAATCAAACGATAACTTTATTTAACCGTGAAAGAAGTGGACGTACATACCTTGTCTTCGACCAACTTCATTGTTCTGGAGCATACTGTTACTGTATGGTCCCCAACTGCAAGACCGTATAGATCAACAGAACCACGCTGCATCCAGAAACTCCAAGGGTTGTTGTCTAGTTTGTACTTATACTGAGTCAACCCTGTCGCAGTGCTTGATAGCATAATCACAACAGGAAGGTTCTTGTCGTATGTTGCATTAGCAGACACTATGGTAGAAGGGGCAGGTTCTACTACAGTAGAACCGTCAATGATTGTGATGTTTGTTCCAACAACGCCATTAGAAGGAACCCAGAGTTCGCCGATGTTGATCTTGAGACCTTCAAACGATGGAAGAGGAATTCTGGCAGCGGCTTTCTGAATGTACGGGAGAGTTAGTTTGGTGATGCTGTCAACGAAACTCTGCGCCAGATTCTCAGAGAGAACCAAAGTTCCTTGTTCGATCTTCTTGATTCTGATCTGTGGGAATCCAACAAACTCAAGACCAAGCATTCCGCTGTCATCAACGCCGATGTTAACGAAGGCTTCGACGTCAACAACAGCACCCATCATTGTCTTGTACTGCAATGTAGAATCCATAATCGCATCTAGTCGAACATAGAAGTCTTGCATCTTGAACTTTGCAATTCCTTTGGAAGATTTGACGAAGTCAATCACAGGAGCAGAAACAGGTCTGGTGATTAGTTTGATTTGCCCTTGTGTCTGAGTCGGAACTCCGATTACATCTTTCTCGGAAAGGTTCAACGACAGCAAGCCAGAAGAAGTCGCTGCTGCAAGAATCTGGTTCACCATATCTTGAGAGATCATTGCTCCAACGTCCATTGTTTTCCCGCTTGGTGAAGTATTTGAAGCAGCAGGAACATCAGCAACACCAATCCAGTGACTGCCTAGAAGTTTTGGACCATTGGTTGTTAGATTGTACGACCTAGCAGAGAGTTTCAGGTCAAGGAAAGACGCATTAGAAGAAAACGACTCAGGAACGATGTCTGGCTTGATCTGGCTTCCGTTGATGTCAACATAAATGGTCTTAGGGAATGTGTCAACGAACTCAGCAAGTTTTGGAGGCAGAATTTGCTTGATCTGGTTTGACAGGATTATTTCGAACAGCCAGTTAAACGCATCGTAGAAGATAGACGCAAACCCATCGGGAAAGCCCGAGATATCGGTTCTGAGCGTGTCTAGCTGCACGTTAAGGCTAGGTATACCCACGTTGACAACACCGTTGGAGATTGAAACTGTAGCCTTTCCAGTGAAGGAGGCAGAATCGAGCATAATGTTGCCAGACTTGGAAAGTGTTGGAAGCCCCCACATCCAGAAATCGTATGAGAATGTTCCATTTGCCCAGACGTCATAGAAAGTTCCAGAAACGTCGAACGTGTTAGCAGTCGCAGTTGGGGTTAGATTGAGAACTGCTCTACCAACCTTTGCGTCGTTTGCGTCGATTCTATATGTGTCTAGGAGAAGTTTGTCTTCTTTGATTGGATTGAAGTTTTTGACCATCTGACCCAATGCAGGAGAAGCAAGAACTTTTGCAGTCTGGTCGACCATGAACTTCAGACCGTTCTTGTTGATCCTGACAGAAACAGAGTTCTTTGCGATAACAGTGTTGTCAGCAAACTTCTGAGTGTTCTTGTAACCATTTACGTCTTCGGTCGAGAAAGAATAAAAAGTTCTCTTTGCAGTTGTGATCGAGAAGTTGTTTGTTGAATCTAGCGCAACAGCAACACCGTCTATTGTGACAGTCTTGACACCAGAAGCGTCTTCAACAAACCCAGATATTTGAACTGAAGTTCCTATTGTTGTCTGTGTAATATGAACGACTGGACCAGTGGTGTCATATAAAAACTTGACTGAAGGAGTCGTAGGAGTTTTGATATGAACGAAGTTCTCGTTCTCTTGGAGATACTGTTTGATAGACTCGCCAGATACCGTTGCCCCTGTATCAGTTACAGAAAAGAACGAAGATATATCAGTGTTGTTGATAGAGACAACAAGTTTGTCTGGCTTGCCCTTGGGAAAAGAAAGAGTAATATCTGGTGGGGTCAGATAAACTTTTCCTTGGTTGGGATTGGTGACAGTTACAGTTTTACAAGCAGTGATCATGAACACGAGACACAGGAGTATAACTCTTTTCATCACACAATCCTCGATAGGAGTTTAAGATTAGAATTCTAGAACTATATTTAACGCCTCTACCTGACCTGGAGATCTTTGAATTGGTGAGCGATATTCTACCGAGAGAACATCCCCTCTGTAACGCAAGGGGCTTGATACAATAGAAGAAGCAACGCCAGATGTAGACCCAGATTGAATTACCGAACCAACAGTTATTGTTTGATTGTGCCCAACGAGATCAACATATTGCTGCGCTCCTTCTGTTCCAGTTCCAATCACATAGCTGTTGAAGTTTGTCTGAGATTGAATAGAAACTTGTTGTCCTATTACAAATGCACCAGTTGGAGCAACGTTGAATCTAACTCTTGTTCTCATGTTATAGAAATCTGCTGTTGCTGGCGAATTTCCGTTTGTTTGTAGCGTTAGATTACGAACAATCCCAAATGCGCGATAGTCTATATTAGTAGGAAGCTTTCCTACCTCGTCTCCTTCGAATCTAGCAGCAACAATAACATAATATGCACCAAGTTCTTTTGGGATGTTTGATGCATGTCCACCATCAGGCATGTTTTCTGTGTTGTTAACAGAATCCACATTAGAGTCTATAGAAGAATTCGGGCAATACATGAATTTAGGAGTGAGAAATTTCTCTGCGATATCCCCAGAGATTGTGTACATGTATTTCCACTTATACCCATCAGAAGTCTGGAAGACGTCTTTGGTTAACAAGTCAGGCATGATAGTTGAAAGAATTTCTACTCCTTGATTATTTCTGTTGTCGATGCACTTGTAGACATTTCCATCTGGAGTGTAGACATAAAATTCTTTCTTGAGAATGTCTGCGTCTGTCTTGGAGTATCGAATATACTTTATACCAGAAGTCCAGTTGTATCTTCTGACAGCAATGGAAACGTCGACTTCTCTAATCTTCTTCACAGCGATCATTTGTTTGAATTGATCGGCATTCACCAACGTATCAGTGTCAGTTGGAGTTGGTGGAATTAGATCAGAATATTGTCCATCCCATGCATAGTGTCTTCCAATGTATGTGTATACAGAAGAACTAGAAATAGAAGATACGAAATTCGCTGCGCTTGAGCATCTGAAGTTCGATGTTATGATGTTTGATGGCATTGTATATCGTTCCTACTAGAATTGTGGTATGTCGATGACTGTATTTAATACTTAAATTGATACTACAGAAACAGCTGGTAGAGCGAGAACATTACCAGCAGAGTCTCCGACAAAAAGTTTCACAGATTGGATCGGAGCCAGTGGATCGCTGGAATTAGCTGTAAACCAATTTGATGTAGCGACTGTGTGTGGTATTTCTCCAAATCCATATGTCTGCAATAATTGTACAATTTTCTTGTACTTAGAAGCGTAGTTCTTCGAACAAACCCTGAGTGTTGTTTGAATCTTGTTTGAATCGACCTTCTTCGTTTTCATATAAATCTTACTTCCGATGCGGTTCAAACCATATCCATTTGTGTTACCTGGGGCTGGCAAAGTCAATACAGAACTTCTAGTCAACTGACTTGGACAATATATCTCTACGGATTCATCTTCTAAAAGATCACGAGAAAGGGTTATGTGAACTGTCAAATCTACGAAATCTATATCCCCATTAGTTCCAAAATTAAAGTTTACCAATTCTGGCAGACCAATAGAACCATCAGTAACTCCATTAGATCTTCTCTCATCTTTTATTTTAGTGCGATCAACAGAGACAACATTGTTGTTAAACTTCACGGCATTATTTTGATTTCCAGAAGCATATTGTATGTTCGTTATCTGTATTGGAGGTATGGTATTCCTGAAGACATACGGTTGATCTATCACGATAGTCTCGTTGCCGATATAATCAACAATCTTCACAACAACATTGTTATTCCCTTCTACGAGAGTGCATCGATCCCATATAAAAGCGAGTTTTCCAGATTTTGGTTGGTCGATGGTTTTGTATTCTGGTACACCACCAGTACCAGATGGCATTCTGTGTGACCTGTAACCATTTTCATTTACGTCAGAAGAATTTGCAAAGGAAAACCCAGGTTGAGTGTATCCTTCAGATGCATAGTTGAATTCAGAAGATACTAGATTCGAAGCTTTGTATGCAACAATGGCTTTGTGTCCCAACGTAGTAGAGACCAGATTATTACCTTTTATTGTCTTGAATTCTTTTATTTTATCTGCTAGTTGTGCAATGGGAAATGTTTCTATGTAGACCCAAGTTTTTCCTCCATCAACAGAACCGTAAACAGTATCATCAGCCTCTAGCTCATTCTCTAACACACCTATGATGTTTTGGTGTTTATATGACGTAGAAAATTTTTGTTGGTTGAAACCAGCAGCGAGCCCATAAAAAGGAAACTCACCAATAGGTTTGGAAGGATCGATATTTGGTATAAACGAAAACTCGGTCTTCACACCATTTGCAGTTCTGATAGTTGGTTTATCCCAATCCTCAAACAAACTTGCAGAGCCAGTTCCAACTTCTGGATAGTCCCAATGAGTAGAAGGGACTGGATAATAAGATTCTTTCGATTCATCTCTGGTTACAGAAATAGAATCGTCTGGGAGAGCATCTAGAACATAGTTTTCTAATCCAACATAATCACTTCCAGATGCTTTATAAGAAACTAGAAATTTCCACCAAAAGTTGGTGTACCAGTCGGGATAGGAATAAGCTTTTCCATTAGACAACTTTGCAGCGTGTCTATACATGAATGGCTCGATGCTTCCTTTGTTGTTCGACCCAACAGACTTTACGAATATTGTTTTCGAACCAGTTTTCGCTCCTACATTTCCAGCAACGTCCACAGTTCTAAAACAAACTTTGTTGATTCCCTCTTTTAGATCAACATTCCAATTAAACTGTGTTCTGTCAGCAGAAATAGAATTGGCTGGTATTTTTATCCAATTTTTGCCATCGTCTAGAGAACCTTCTATCAAACAGGAAGCGTCAAACTTCCTAGAGAACTTACCAGTTATTACCTGGGCTCTAGTTTTTGTATTATAGTCTCCGACCTTATTCAGAATTGAAGTTACTTCTATAGTATGAGTCAAAGCATTGGGGGAAAATCTATAAGGCACGGAAGTTTTGCAATTTACAGTTTTCCCAAACTTATCAATATACTTGAATAGAATTCTTGAATTTTGTTCTTTCAGAGTCAATTCTGAAGAAATGAATTCTCTTCCAGTTATGTTGGAAGATTTTATTTCTGTCCAAGACTTGCCGTCATCGATTGATATGAAAAATCTCTCACCAGACTTCAACGAATAATCCAACCGACCACGAATTTTTTGTTTTTCGACTTTCGTGATTAGATCTCGATCTTTTGACGTCAAATCATTTCCTGTGTCTTCAGAGAATTGGATTGATTTTTCGATAACATCTTTTACAGTTGACGCAGAAGTTCCAGACAACAAGAAATTTGGAGTCTTGAACTTTACTTCTATATCACCAGACATCTTGCAATCAGAAATAGCTGTTGCGGTCGCTGGTTTGTATTGTTGATCGGCGGCAGTGGAACGAATCCTCATGATCGTTCCAGCTTCCTTGAAGTATTTTTGGTATTGTTCCAAGATCGATCTATATTTCGATGGAACAGTATTCAAAAAAGACAAAAGTTCATAATGTCTTGTACCACAACTAATCTGGAACAAAATGTCCCCAGCAGAAGAATCAGTATATTGCGTCAAAAGAGGCAAGGCTTTCTCGTACGAATAAAATACTTGCTTGGGCTCTTTGTTAGGGAGAGTTTCTCTCGAAACAAGCTGACACTCAAGTTTTCTTGTTTTTGTGTCAAGAAGCATACAAAGGACATATCTTTTGATGTCCTCGAACTTATGCTCATCAAAGCTACACATTCCATAAAACTGAAGACCATTTTCTTCCTCTATGGTAGAATATTCTATAGATGCCTTTTCTAGATTTGGATCGTATAGATCACCAAATAAAAATGAAGCGGAAACGTCTATAGAGAACGTCCTGAGGTCTGGTCCAGAACCATTTCCTTTAAGAAGATCTACTATTTTTTTGTTGGTTGCGTCTGTTGGAAGGGTTGTGTTGGAAACGACGTTCTTTATGATTTCTCTTGCTTTGGTTATATCTGGATAGATGTGTTCTATCTCTACTTCCAGATAGATTTTTTCTGTACAGGATCTGGAAATGTACTTCGAAGAAAGTGTTATTCCACTGAAATATTTTGATGCTATCCCCGCCGCTGATTCGAAACTCTTTGTGTCTGAATAGAATCCTCTTATGATTCTATTGGTTTTTGTTTTCTTGGCGGGGTTTTGCAGGGTGTATCCAAGATCTACGACAGATGAACTGAAGTTGGATCCAACGTCAGAAAACATCTTGTTGTAAATTGTATTGTTCGACATAATTTGTTCCCAAACAGATATTGAATATTCTTGAGTTATTTACCCACGATCAAGCAACACCGATATTGCTCTCCACACAGGTAACAATCAAGTCTTGATTCAACAAATAAATCGGACAGTCTTTGATTGACTCTATTGCGTCGCTTACTTCTATGGAAGATCCGATAGTCTTCGTAGAGTATTCGTACAGGTCAGTTTTTATCTCTGCGTCTTCTTTTATGAAAGTCTGACCAACATATTCTTCTACCAAAGAAACAATAGAACCGATTACGCTATCCAAAGAAGAACTGGAAGCTACAATTTGTGCTTCGTATTGTGTTCCAACTGGATGCACACAAGCTCTGTATATCTTGTCCCATACCCTAGGAGAAATTGCTGTTTTTATCTTGTACCTATAGACAACTTCTTCTGAGGTGAGCTTGTAAACGTCAGCATCGTCTACTTCTGTTGCTGGAGAAGTGTCCCATGGAAGAACTGGAATCTTGAACGGATCGAAATCATAAGAGAACGGGCTAAATTGTTCAGAAGAAACCTGTTGTTGTGTTGCAAAGTTCTCTGGGATATCGTACACCATCTGAGAAACTCTAGAAGCAAACCTCAAGTTTATTTGTGGAATAAATCTTCCAGAAGAACCAACACGAATTCCAGAACTGTGTTCTATGTCATCGAATACTGGTATTTCTGGAAGAGAGGTCAATGTGTTAGTTTTTCCAGAATACCAGCCATTAGCATTACCAACATAGCAGACATTGTCAACTAGATCCAACAAGAATCTTATCGTTTTAGTGCCACCCAAAGATGGGATGCTTGAAGTTATGAGAGTCGAAACACCCTGATCGAAGAACTTAACGAATCCATTGAGAATCTGAACACCCCAAGAACCAACGAATGTACCAAGTTGTACGTTTATGTTAGGTGCAGTGGATTCCGAAGTAATTATACCAACAGTGTATTGAGAATCTGTGTTGAATTTTGAGTTGAAATCAAAGTTGGTTGTTCCATGGTTCGTAGAATCATCTATGAACTGAGTTTCGAAATATATTCTTCCGAAGGTTTTGGAATCAGAACTTCTTGCCAAGACCAGAGAATACTCTGCTGGGTTTTGTGAATTGACTACGCTATTATAGTACCCACCTTCTGTTCCTTCTTCTTGTTCTACGAAGTATCCGAAGAAATCAGTAGGATCTGTTGAGCTTCTTTCTTCGAAATATTCTCCAAAACTTCCGCTTCCAGAAATTTCAGAATTGTTTGATTCGTATGCAAGGGTTTGCGCTCCATTGTTCAGCGTTTTGCTTGCATCCCAGAAAGAGACTGCACCCGCTTTGAACCAAAGAATCGCACCAGAACCACTTGAATATATCCTTCCACCGTACAGAAGATCAGAATAATCTGGTTGTGCTCTGTCGTCAATTTTCAAGTATGCGTTGAAGCCATATCCGTTATTGGTTATCTGTATCCCAGTAATTCCACCATTTGTGTTGACAGAAGTTATTACTGCAACGCCAGACTGGATTTCGTTTCCAGTGGTTAGAATAATAGTTTCACCAATTCTATAACCAGTACCAGATTGTTGTATCTCGTATTCTGTGACTATCCCATTCGTATGAAACGAAAGCGTTGAGTCCACGTAATAAAAATTCTGGGTTTGATTTCCATAGTCCAAGTTAAGATTTGGGCTAGAAAAGAAAATAATTTCTTCTGGAGTAAATTGGTACGAAACTTTATCCCCAGAAACGAAATATCCACCAGTTAGGTTGATAAATTCTAACTCTAAAATCAATTTTCCAGTTATTTCTTGAGAGGATATCTTTTGTAGTTGGGCAACTGTTCCAAATGTTGAACGAAAATATCTACCAATACAAGCATTCAACACAGCAAGTTTCTGTTCTACAAACCCTTCGCTTAATAATATGTGCGTTTTTATTTTGTAATATGTCTTTGCATAGAAAGTCTCTCTCCTACTAGAAGGAAACTCTACTTCTACTTCCTCTCCATAAATCGTTCTGAAAAAGTTCTTAATGGAATCCACAGAACCTTTGCAAGCCAACACTTCTCTGATGGACTTTATGAAAAGGTCTTCTCTCAATACCTTTTCTACTGGGTAGGATTTGGCATATTCTTGTGAGTATAGTTCGTACAAGTCTTTCGCGAATGAATCGAATTGAGAATCGGCAGGGCTTGTTCTGTCGGCAAAGTAATCAACAGATTCGTTCAACATCCCGAATTTATGAAGGATGTTGTTTACGTTTCCGTTCTGTTCCATCCAGTCATAGTAAGCTTCAAGAAACCCTACGAACGAGGGATAGTTTTCTTGTATGAACTGTGGGACAATATTCCCTATACCAAGACTTTGAGACAATTCTTGAGTTGTATGCATTTGTTAATCCGCCAGAACTTGGATTTTAATATCAGTCTCTCTAAGAACAGCAAGGAGGTTCTTTCCGAAGTCAATGTCTCTGTAAGTTGGTTCCGCTGAGACCACCAATCTGTTGTTTGCAGAGATTCCCTGGGCTTGGGAAATATCAAATGTAGAAAAATCACTGAATGTTACCACACCAGAATTTCTGTCAATGGTTCCAACTTTGATTGGGTCGCCTTCCAAATCAGTCCAAACATAATCGATTCCATTATCTTTGTACCACAGATACAGTTCGTTAGACTGAGCAGAAATTGAAGAAACGATTCTATCGCTAAAATATGCATCGTTCCTGGTTACTCCGTTGTTACTATATGTGAATGTAGTAGATATAACAGAATATTGTTTCACAGGAATACCGAATACAATTCCACCTATAGCATCAGAAGCTGATACCTTTTCTTGGTATATCTGTATAGAAAGATCGTTCGAATTAACGTACAAAGGAGATGCACTGTCTATTGCAGTGGAAAGCTTGGAGTATCTTAGTGTGGTCTGGAATTTGCTGATGTTATCGGTATAGTATTTCTTGATATTTGCTTTCGTTGCAGCAAGTATTGGATCTGTGGTTGCAGTTTTGGTAGAATCGTAATACACGACACAATTGATTCGTAGGAAAATGAACTGTGGGTCTGTTACTTCTGGGAATATAGTAACAGTAGAGTATTTTGTCCGAAGAGCATTCTGAACATAAGTTTTTTCTAGAGGAGTTCTTGTAACAATAACGCCTTGGCTCAGGCGATCCAATTCTTCCTTTGTGACCCAAGTCAGAAACACATAACCAAGCCTAGGAGCATTTAATTCTTCTTCTCCACCCCAGACAGCAACTGTGTGAGCAGATGGAACGAGTTTGTATAACAGTGTCTTGAAGTCGTTTGCAGTGACTGCTCTTCCCTGGGATTCGAACTCAAGAGGAGCGTTTGCTCTGATAGACTCTATCGATTCAATGTCAACAGCACCATATGACTTCGCATCCGGATTAGTCACTGTAACAACATCGGCTGAAGAGATGGCATCAGCAAATGTGAAGCTGGAAGCATTATTTCCGGCAGTTCCAGAAGAGGTGAAGTATGTTACTGTTATAGTAGATCCGTTTGCTGGTCTTTTCCCTATGATGTTGTCGCCGAAGAAAATTCTGGTTTTTTGACCGATGACTTCTTCGGTGAAGTAAACTTGGCTCTGGGAATCTAGATTCATAAACGTAGAAGAAGAATTCCATATTTCAACAGTAGAACCGCTAGTGATTAGAACTTCCAGCCGATCTGTTTGCACGTCTTTATTTGGAAGAACAACACCAGTTTCAGCTTCTGTCATAGTAAATGTTTGGGTGAACTTTTTCCCTTCAAATACTCCAACAAGACCGAAATATGTGATAGAAGAATCTTGGTTTGATTCCTGCACCAGATCGAAAGCTTCCATTGTATAGAACGTCATGTTAGTGTCTTCGTTGGCACCCTTGATCATGGTGTGCTTCGGAATCGTCATTTTGTTCTCGGTGAACCATGATTTTGGCGTCGCTCTCAACCCAAGAACAGCAACAGATCCTTTGGAGGAATATGGAGTGTATCCAAGGTTCTTTGCAAGAGCAACGACGTTTTCTCTGCGCTGAGCGGTCGCGAGGAATCTCTCAGAAGCGTGCATGTTCAAATAGAAAGCGTTGTACTGAGTGTTATATGCAAGAACATTCAACAACGTATTGATTGCAGTTCCTTCGAAGTCGAAACCGACGAAAGCTTCTTGTGTAGAAAGATACTGCTTTAATGAATCCTTGATCTCTTCGAAATCAAGCTCAGAGAAATTCTTGTACTGGTAATCACTCATTGTAATCTATCCAAAGAAATTGATACGTTGTAGGTCTTAGAAGAAACCACGATTTTGTACGTTATGTCAATTATGTAACTGTTTGACTCGGCGTCATCTTTTATCCCAAGACCAATTAAAGTAATTCTTGGTTCGAAGTTCTTGATCGTTGAAACGATTTTATCTTTGAGCGTAAGTGTAACGATCTCAGAAACTGGTTCGAATAACATCTCCCGTATCCCAGAACCAACAACCGAATTAAATGGAACTTCGCCATAGTCTGTCAAGAGTAGATTTTTTAGAGATTGAGCGACAGCCAGCTCGTTTGTGAGAACAGCAAGATCCTCGCTAATAGGATTAGCTTGGAAATTCATATTAAAGTCTTTGTAGACGACTACTGGTTTTTCTGCCATTTTATGAGAAACTCGTCGAAGAAGCTGTTACGCTAAATGTTCCAGTGGAAACAGTATAGTTACTATTTAACGTCTCTGTAGTACCGCCACCCTTGATTGTTGTCTTCGAAGAACCAGTCATAGACATGTTAGTGTTTGCAGTCATGCTGATATTCTTTGATGTTGTGGTAGAGTCGCCAGTTATAGTTTCTTTGAAGTACCCACCAATTTCCCATTCTACGTTTCCAGCGACAACAAACTTCATATTATTATCTGTCTTGAATGTATAGTCGCCTTTGCAGTAAATGTTCCCTTGTGCGTCTATAGTAAGATTGTGCGTCCCTTTGACATATTCGTTTTTGTTTCCAGAAGTCAGATCGAATGTGTCTTTTGTGGAACGAATAACAATGGTTCCATCCGGATGCATTTCAATGAACGTGCCAGATCTATGAGCAATATGCACACGCTCGGCTCCAGGGCTGTCATCGTATTCTACTGTATGCCCAGACTCTGTGACTAGAACTTTGTTGTATGGGTATTTTGCGTTGTACGGAGAAGCTACTTGGTCATAGGTTCCCGTCGGCGTAGCAATTCCAGTAATTTTTGTAGAATTCTTCTTGGAAAGGATTGTTTCTTGATCTGCCTTTTCATTTCGTGCGAGCCTCGGTGTGTCAGGTTCGTCTATCCATCGCGGAAATGGTTTGCCACCAAGAGAGGCTGGAACAGAAGTTCTTGGGTCGAAGAAACCAGTTCCAGATTTGTTTGCATCAATGGGAATCCCAAGGATAGAGCCAATAACGACAGGATCTTGGGCATAAGAACCATCTCGAAAGTATCCAACTACATGGGAGCCTTCGACAAGAGCAGGAGTTTCTCCAACTCCAGTTGTTGACGCAGAAGTCACTGGCATCAACACAGATGCCCAATGCAAACCTTCCGTCTTGATTGATGACTTGTCCTGAGTATGGAATCCGAAGATCCTGACTCTGACTCTTCCGAGTTTGAGTGGGTCGTTCCTATCTTCGACCACTCCCTCGAACATCACCATTCCATTGTTAGCATATGAAAACATTAGACAGATCGCCTCTTGGTCGGATGGTCTTCTGTATTGGTATCCGAGATAATCTTTGCGTTGATCATATATTTTGACATAGAGAAAACGTGCTCGCACCAATACACGAGATATTTACCGTTGATATAACCGTGTGGTGTATTCGTTTCTTTCTCGTCAATGCTTTTGGAAACATAATTGATTTCTATGGTTTCCCCTATTGTCATCATCCTAGATTTCTTTTCCCATAGAGAAGAAACGTCGTCTCCTTTGACTGAAATTCTATAATGCTTGGAAAACAACTGTTCCATCATAGAGTTGCTATAATGACAAACTTCTTCTATGTCGTTGCAATGACTCACGCTTCCAGCATTGTTGTTGAAATATGAACTCTTTTTTCTTATGGAATTAGAAGGAACGTATGTTATCTTTTGTTCTGGGTTGGAAATTTTATCCGCATTCGGAACCAACTTAAAATTGTTCATAGAAGAAGTGTCTTTGAAGTTCTTGTTATAATCATAAGTCACTTCTTTGTATGACTTCACAAGCGGATCGTAGCATACATATTTTGAACCGAGCATTCCATTTTTCATTGCAGTCAGAAGTTCTGGTGCTCCAGAAAGAGGAACGAGATCAAGAAGACTGTTCGTTTTCTCTCTGACTCCAGTGTCAACCGTCTGAAGGTTCTTTTGGAAAGTTCCAAGAGGTTTCTTTGCCATCATCTCTTCGACGCAGGAAAAGTTAAATCCGTGTGAATTCTCGAAGAAGAAATACAACCCAGACTTGTACGAAGGGTGTTGTGTCACAGCAGCAACTTTATTGATTGCTTCTAGTGGATGGCACTTTGGAATGATAATATGATGCTGACCCTTTGTGTCAGATATCTTTATCTTGGAACCAGTTGTGTCATTGACTTCTTTGAACAGATCTTCGACGATTTGTTTGGCTGTCTTGTCTTTGTATGCTCTGTTGATAGACTTCTTGTTGGAGTTCATCATCTCTTCTGTGATGAAGTGCAGTGTCACTATGTTCCTCATGGAAGCTGCATCAGAAGAAGTTGTTGTTTTGTAAATGATGAAATTCTTTTTGACAGTCTTTGTTTCTGAACCAATCTTGTATTCGAAAACAAGACGCTCGCCACCAACTATCGGGAGTTTCTTGCATATTTCAGAAGAATCCTTGAACAAAACATGCCCATGAGCCACACCAAGATCAAAAATAGACTCTTCGTAGGTAAGAGCATCAAAGTTGCCATCGAAATCGTATCGTTTATTACTGTGAGAAGTAATGTACAGATGTTGGATTTGATAATAGCCTTTGGAAATTCTCTCTGCCATTTTATTCTTCCAGGTCTGCTTGGAGTTTGTTCATCTGTGAATCGTAGTCCATTCTGAATCTTGTTCCGAACGAATCATCTATTATGTTGACATTTCGTTTCGCTTCGTTTTGTTCTATCTCGTATTCGAATATAGAGATTTTTATATTTTCTGCTTCGTATGCAAGAACAGAAATTGGAATTGCTCCTGGTGTGTTTTGATTGACCACATTCCCGTTTTGGTCTCGATATTCTATTATGGTTGTTGTAGCCCAAGTAAACACATCTTGTCTTGTGGGATTTCTATTAGCATTCCCTGGAATAGAATTGAAATATGCAATGAAACTTGGGTTGGTAGAATACCTGTCCCATGTATACTGCATGTCGTTGAATATATCAATAACATTACCCTCAGAGTCTCTGTATTCTTTGGTAGTCAATGCAGCCCAGTCATACAGACGTTCTTCTGTTTTCGGCTTGTTTAGTGCGGCGCAGTATGCAGTGAATCTAGGATCTTGGTTATACTTCTTCCAGAGATATTTTAGTATAACCCATTCTTCTCTTGGAAGTTCGTTGTGTATGTCATAGATTCCACCAGAAAACAGAGCAAGCCAATACAACTCGTTGGTGCCATAGTATTTCTCTGAGAATGTATCTGGACGCATTCCATCCAGCCAGGCGTATTTGTAGATGTTAGACATTATCTTTGCAGTTTTATATTTCAAGATGTACTTGATTTGGGTGTTGCAAAGTTCGTGTGTTTCTACCTTTCCATTTATTTCGAATTCGTAGTTTATTCTAGGAAGTTTTTTGAAAAATGTAGCAGCCATTTTACACCCTTAAATTCACATCTTCAGCGGTATTCATATACAGTTCTTGGAACGAGAGATCAAGAGTATACACTACTGGTGCTCCAGTTGATCTAAAAAATAGAGGCGCTCCGTTTTCCGAA